GTTCGATGATTACAGGTGATATTGCGTAATCGTTATATTCAGATATTAGTTTCATTGAATAACTCCTTAAATTCGTCTATAGAGAATGATTCTCCCATAGATTTTAAGACATTCTTAATGTCTTTCATGCTTTTCTCAGCATCTTTTAAGTTTTTGTATGTATCACCTGTGTCCATTCCATCTAAAAATACAAAAACATCTTTACCTTTTTGTGAATAAGTTAAGTCGTACTTCTTACTTCCAGCTTTAACCACTTCATTTTTAAGTTGTTTATGACCACTAGGCAACTTTACTTTTGCTTCGTTAAGTTCTAATGTCATTTGCTGAAACGATTTCATACTAGTCCTCTTTCTTATCCATCCAATTTACCTGAGTTTCGACTCTTTTCATGTCGATGTTCTCAGCAGCCTTTTGGTGTAAACCTTTAAAGATAGTTTCTTTGGCATTCTCCATTTTACCATCTTCGATTTGGTCTACTATTTCTTTTGTGATATCATTCATTTATTAAAATCCTCCGAAGTCGTCTTCGTTTTCTTTGTCATCACCAGAACCACCCTCTTTCTCTATTTGAGAATTGATGATTTTGATATCTTCTTCAGTTTGTCCTAGTATATACTTTCTGACATATTCGTCTGAGTAATATTTACCGACATACTCACTTACTTGTGAAAGAGTATCCATTCTCTCTCTCATAATTTCTGCATCTTTTAATTCTGTAAAGTGATTATCTGTTGCCCAATCGAATTGGATATAGTCTTTAACTTTATCAAACTCGTCTGCACTTATAATATCTTTCAAAATTAATTGAGTTCTCAATATATCATTGAAAACCCTTGCAAATTTCTTTTGAAGTCTATTAGTAAATTTATTAAACTTCAATTCATCTCTCGTAATCTCTGATGATTTACCCATGTTGAAACCGTTATCTGATTCCATACGAGATATAGGTACATTCAATGCACGATATAGTTTCTTTTTAAAGTATTCTATATCTGCAATGTCATCTAAATTCTGACCACCTGGGAGTGTAGAGATTTCTGTTCCTCTTCCACCCTCTCTTCTTGGTAACCAGAAGTCTTCAAGCATAGACATGTGTTTTCTATCATCTTTGATTTCACCTGTCTGTGCATTATAAACAAGTTTATTTCTATACTTGTTCATAACCTCTGATAAGTATTGTTCTGCTTTTGCTTTCGGCAAGTTACCAACATCGATGTAGAAGATTCTTCTTTCTGGTGCTCTTGATATTCTGTAAATAACAAGTGCGTCTTCTATCATTGATAATTGATTTGCAGTCTTCATTGCTTTATGAAGATAACCAACTACAACATTTTTAGTGTAGTCTAGTAGACCAGAAGTTGTATAACATACTGCCTCTGGTGCAATCTTAACAGTGTTTCCTTCTCCAGAACCACTCTTATCAAATCCTCTGTCGTTGAAAAGATAGAACTCTTCCATCTTTGTAATCTTTTCAACATTCGTTTTATTGTCTCTTTCTTTTTCAATATTACGAACTTTTTTAATCTTTACAGGGTCAATATTTCTGATGTCAACGATACCTGCCTTAGGTCGTTTCGAATCCACGACCTTATGGAAGTAGACTCTACCATCGATGTACCATTTTCTGAATAATTCATGAGAATTCTGATTGAATCTCATTATGTTTAGGATGTGATAAAACTCGTCTTGTATCTTATCTTTGATACTATCAGAGAGTTTAACATCTCTGAGGTCGAGTGACACTATCCTATCCGAAGTATCAGAAGTAATACACTCATTTACTATATCTTCAATTGCTGAGTCACACTCAGGTATTAAAGATATTTCACGGTATCTACGAATGAGTTCTGACTCATTCTTAATACCACCTTCCATATCGATGTATGACCCATATGCACCACCTGTAATAAAACCACCTGGTTGTGATTGTATAACTGGTGTGCCATCGTCATCGACTGGAGGCACAAAAGAGATTGCTTTTTTGTCAACCTCTGTTGCTCTTAACTCGTCTCTCTTTCGAGATATTTCAAATCCAAATATTTCCATACTATTATTTATAACACCTTTATAAGTGTTATTTTCACTTTAATGATTCTTAAACCACTCTTTCCCAATGGGAAAAAGCGAAGACAGCATCATATGTTTCTATACCTTCACTTTGTTCATAATCCAATGTGATTGCATTTACAGTCTTAGGATACATATTAAAGAATTCATATCTAGCTAAAACACTATCTGATTTGTCTAGTTGTTCAACAAATGCTCTGTCTACCATATAATCCAAAGTTGTAGAACCTCTTGAATCAGATGTTCCTGCAATCTCATTCATATGAGCTTCAAGACCATTTCTGACTTCAAAATTTACATCATTTAAAATGCTTACAGTCCAATCTTCGAATGTTCTATCACCAGGTAATTTTAATGTATTACCCATATGTTTGATAGAGATATCACTGAATGATGAACCAGGTAATGACGCAGCTCTACATAGAAACTCTATTTTGTTTCCTGTTCTAGGAATAAAGACTTTGAATCGGTTAGCTCTTGGGCCGCCTCCGATTAAGTTTGCTTTAAATTGGTCTATTGTTGCCATTCTTTACTCTCCTTAAACTGCTGAATAGATTTCACTAAACTCGACACCACTTCTCGCAGCTACAAAGTTCAATGTAATAAAGTTAATAGAACGAGCAGGTTTTACAAAGATTGAACAGACAAATTCGTTTCTGTCAATCACTGTATCTGTATTATTTGTTTCATCACAAATAACTGAGAAGTCTACTAATCCTCTTCTGTTTTTAACATCTCTTAGGAAAGGTTCTACTGCACTTCTAAATTGTGCTCTTGTAAATGCATCGTTGAACTCAAACAATTGTGCTTGAGCAGCTGCTGCTATTGCTTTCTCTAATACTATGAATAATCTTCTAACATTGATTCTATCGAATGCTGAAGGTGTTGTTAATGCTGTTTTGTCACCAAATAACACTGTTCCCTGTCCTGGGAATGTGACGATTGGATTAATTCTTGCACGATATAGGTCATCTCTACTTGCTTGTTTTGGATTGAAAGCAAGTTTAGTGATACCTAAGTATTGTCCTCTGCTGAATCCAGCAGGTGAGAACCATGGGTCTCTCAACAAGTCTGACCTTGCCATGATACCTGCGGTGTGTCCGTTGCCTGGAACCCAACAATACTTATCATTGAATCTATCGTATGAATATACCCAACCTGAATCTAATACTGCATATGAACTTGAAGTCACATTACTAAAGTCTGCTTTAACATTTGCAACTTGTGTAGATTCTGAAGAAACATCAACGATTGATGCTTTTCTTGGTGAACATATAAACATACAGTCTTTTCTTGCTTCTGCAAGTAATATACCTTGGTTGACTATTGTGTTATGGTCTGCTACGATGTCTTGGTCAACACCTGAACCATTGTCTGTTCTTGTAGAACCACAAATTAGGAAAGAGATATCTACTGTATCTCCGTCTGCGAAATGAGTGTCCCATGCACCGTATTTTTGACCGGCAGTTGGACTTCTTCCATCTGAACCACCAGCAAGTGATGAATTGAATGGTAAGACTGGTCTTAAAAATGCATCTGTGACTGATTGTAAGTGTGTTCTATCTGCTGTTGAACTAGAAATAACTGTTGTTTCGTGTCCTGACCACCATACCCATTTTGAGTCTCTTGCAATTACATTCTTGTAGTAATTACTTCTTCCTGATGTGTCTTTTGAATCTGATGCAAGTGATAAGAAACCGTGTGTTTCTAAAACACTATGAGGTGTTCCACTTATTGTTCCATCTTCATCGACTACTACAACATGAACTTCATCAGCAGTACCTGATACCGCAGATTGACCTGCTGATATACCTGGTGCTTTGTCAAACAAGTTGTGGAATTCCCAATATCTATCGACATTAGCACCCACTGATTGAGCAACGACAAGACCTGTTCCTGATGGTTGATTTAATGCTTGAATTGTTATTGATGTTGCATCAGGTTTTGAGAGAACTCTATAAAAAGTTGTGTCTCCTTGGAACTGAATTTGGTCTCTAATATTAAATACAGTTGAATCTGCAACTGAAATAACTGTTTGACCTACTGCTTCAGAACCACCGACTGTGGTTACTGAATCGTTATAATATGCGTTTGCTGACGCACACATAGAAACCTTTAAAGAGTTTCCTAGAGAACCTGCATATCTTGACACCCAAACTCCGACTGTGCCGGATTGAGTTCCACCTTTATAGGTGCTTTCGTATTCTGCATCATTTTTTAATAGTGATGTCGCTGCTCCCGCTGCGTTTGCACTATAACACATGTTAGAAATTCTAACTACTCTTAATGATGAACCATACTTCAAGAATGCTTCTGCTGAATAAAAGTCTTCAGCTCCAGCATCTGTGTTTGCAGGTGAAAAGAACTCATCTATCAAACCCTTACTGTCTGAAACTGTTTTTACTTCATCAACAGGTCCCCATTTAAATTGACCTGCAAAGGCACCAGTGGTGCTTGAAACTGCGGGCACAACATTTGTTAAGTCTATCTCTGAGACTTGAACGCCTGGTGATACTTGAAATGCCATACTTTTCTCCTGTTAATGTAAAAAGTTGTTTACTAGATTATTTATAAGTTTAAATAACCCAATGAATGCTCCTTTTACAATATATACTTGTATTTAGTTAATCCAAAAACCATCTATCTCCATCTGCATCGACAAAGGACTCTGTATTGTTTTGTCCTGTATCAAATATGCCTGGTGGTAATATATCGTCTTCTATTTTCTTTTGTTGTTCTGAGTACAATAGTTCTTTGACTTGTCTATCAGTTAAATGATAGAAGTGGTCTGTTGTGACAAACCATGAAAATAACACTAGATTCATAACCAAATCATCATGAAACCCTCTGTCAGCTTCAAAACTGGTACCTTTACTTATAAAAGTCATAAGTTCGGTGATAACATCCCTATCACACAATTCCATTCTATTTTCTTCCAATAATTCTTTTAATGTTGAACAACCAATTCTTTTTATTTTTTTGGTCATTGTCACACCAATATCTTCTGCCTTACTCATTCCTTGAACAAATACATTTGGATATTCTATATCATAGTGCAATTGTGTTGCAACCATACCACCCTCTGCATTATTCTCTATAATGATTAATGGTTCGTTATATGGTGTTGCGTACTTAGCTAATAGGTCTGGAAATAACATAGGAGATATCATATTGTCCCTATAGACACATACTTGTCTAAATGGTTTTACAGATATATCCATAATAGTAAATGTAGAATAGTCTATACCACGACCTTTAGATACATCAACCGTGCAGATATAAGTATGTCCTTCTTTAGGTTTCTCATATACGTTAACATTGTCTCTGTTCCAATCTGGTTCTTTTGCCATCATTCCTAATAATGTGTTCGCATTGACTAGTGTATTACCAGTTCCTAAGAATGAATTACCATACTCTTGTTCGAATTGTGCTTCTGAAGTGTTTGCAATAGTTTCTTTCTTCCACGTTTCGTCTCTGCCTGGCACGTCAAACCAGTTAATTAAGAATGATTTATATTCAGACTGCTCATGAACTGCTGACTGGTATATCTTATAGAACATATTACCAACACCATTTGCAGTAGATGTAATGATAACCTTCGAATCTTTACCTGATGTGACCACAGGATATGTTGCAGTATAGAATGTCTCTGCATCATCAACAAACGCAAACTCATCGAGGTATAGTAAGTTAATTGATAGTCCACGAATTGAACTTGAAGAAGTTGCAGCTGCAACGACTTTACTATCATTTGAAAATTCTATGGACCCTTTGTTAAGTATTTTTACTCCAGGTTGTAGAAAAAAGGGAACACTTTCTAACATAGTGACCATTCTTGCAATCATCTCCCTTGCAATTGCACCCTTGTTAGCAAGAACTGCTACAGTCACTTCAGGATGAAATAGTAAATACCATAATAGATATGCACAAGATGTTATTGATTTACCACTCTGTCTACTTGCAAGAACGATATTAAAACGATTTGAATTGTAGTGGTCTATGAGTTTGTCTTGGTACCCACGAAGTTTAAAGGGTACCATACCCTCATCTAGTGATATGATTTGTGTATAGTTCTCAATAAAATGACAAGGTTCTTGTGAACATCTCACATATTCTTGCATTTGTTGGTCGGTATACTTAGTTTCTACACCTGACCTTTTGATTAAAGTATTACCTAAGTAACCTTCGTTTTTTGCTTGAACCATAATTTATTTATTTTTCTTTAAGAACTTTTGGAGTTCTGCGGTATTTCCGACATACAAGTGATTATGTTGTGTCTTAATACTTTCATTTTCAACTTCAAGTTTTTTTAGTTTTTGTTGAACATCAAGGAGTTTCTCGGCAGTTTCACCGACTGTTTTAATTAATTGACCTGCGACTTCATATGCACGAGGATTTTCAGTCTCTTTGCAAACATCTAAGATTCCTTCAATTGCATCTTGTCCTCTTTCAACAAGACCATATAAGTTTTCTCTAGTATATTTGTAATCAGTCTCAATGTTTTGAGACCTTTCTTTAGGAATAACTACAGCAGTTGTTTCTTTTTTAATTGAAGATTGAATGTCTAAAACATCATCTAATTTTTTATCTATATCTTTTGGCATAATTAAGCATCACTTATGAGGTCTTCTGAATATGTAGTAGAACCTCCGTCATCATAAAAACTCACTGTTTCTGCAACCACGAATGTATCACCTGGGTCTACTGAACCAACGAATAACAACTTCGTATTTGCATCAATAGTAATTGTGTTGTTCAATACTATTGATAATTTATCACTTGCAATTGATGATACTGTAGGATTTGTTGATAAGTTTGTTCCAAATACTTCATCATTTACACCTATCTTACTATTTATTGCACTTGCAAAGTTCACTGTAGATGAGTTAGATACTGCATTTGCAACTGCGTCAAAGGCAGGTTCATAATGTTTAACTTCTTTTACAAGACCTGAACTTTGAATTTGTGTTGAAGTAAAACCACCTTTATCTGAGTTTATATAATCTCTCTCAATAACATTTTTAATAATACTTCCTGTATAAACAGGACCGAAGAAATATAGATGCATTTTAAATTCTAAAGTATATTCTATAAATCTTCTTTCTTCAAAACCTGATTCATAATTATCTTCAAATTGAACACTATTCAATACGATTGGAACATCTCTATGGTCTGCCATAGAATCAATCATTTTCATTGTGACTGTATATTCAGGTTGAAAGTAGGGCAGTATTTGTTCTACGATTTGCAATGCATCATTCATATTCTTAGTTAGAATAGATAATGTAAAGTTTAAAGTATAAGGTGCAGGATTGTATTGGTAACCTCTTTTAACTCCGTCTGTTTCTAATGCAGATTTACTATGTCTAATTAATTTATTTTGTTGTCGAGACGCATCATATTCAAAACCTGAAAGTTGAAATGCCATTCTAGGAAAGGTCATACCTGTAATGTTGCCATCTCTCTCTTTAGGGTCTACAGTAATTCTTTCTAACCACTTTTGTTTTGGACCATATGATATAGGAACTATCTGTTCTGCAAGAATTGTTCCGTCTGACTTAGTTTTTTTAAGAGTTATATTATTGAAAAGAGTTCCAAAAATTGAAACTGCTCTCTTAATTGTTTCATTATAAAAATAGGTACCGAACATTATGTTACCTCACCAAATGGGTTTGTCTCTGAGAAGTCTAGGTAATTATCTGCCTTAGTTTCTATGTCTGCGTTATCAGCACCTGTTCCGTCATTCATAGTTAGAATATCTCTTATACTTGAAACTGTATAAACTGCACCATTGACCGCACCTGTTATCGTATCACCAACCTGAATCGTTGTGGTGACATCTTTAATTGTAAGTAAATGTGTTGATGCTTTCCAAGATGTTACCTCTCCAATGGTGGTACCACCAATGGTGATTGATTCATTCGCTGCATAGTCACCTGAACCAGAAGAATCTAATGTCAATTGAATTGTGTATGCTTGTTGGTCTTCAACGATATCAATTGCATCGATATTTGTATCAAAGTCTTCTCCACTATACTCAAACAATGTACATTTAAGTTTAAATATAAAAAGTTTTCCTATTTGAAAGAATGGATTTTGGTCTTCAACATATCTGATTTCAAACATAGAACCTGACATAGGAAAGTAGACTAAATCTCCTTCGTTAGGCCTAAGTGATGTGACTAAATTTGAATCTAGGGAAATGAATCTTTCCCATGTTCGAAGTGCAAGAGTAAATGTGCATTCTTCTTGTGTTTGAATACCGAACTTAGAGAATAAATCTTCTCCTTCGAAACCCTCAACATTATCTAAATACATTTCTACAGAATATGCATCACCAAATTTTGATTGCACATCTTCTCCAAGAATTGTATCTTCTTCTACAATCTCTCTTGGTAGATAATAAGTTTCATGTCCATAGAATCTTAGTGATTCAACAACTAAGTCCTCATAAAGGTGTTGTTCAGTGTTTACTGCATGGTTAAAAAATACATTTGTTGGCATAATGTTAACCCATTAAGTCAATTGGCATCATATCAAAATTCAACCTTGACTCTTCTTCTAATCTTGTAATCTCTTCTTGTGCTTCAGTCTTCATCTGAGTTGCATCTAATGTCACACCACCTGGTAATGCAACACCTGAGAACTTGGATAGATTTTCACCCCATTGATACTTAACTAATGCAGTTGCATATTTCTTCAACCACATATCATTGTAGATATCAGTCATGTCTGTAGGGTCTATTTTTCTATAACATTCTATGATGATATACTCATCAGCACTTATATTTGAAGTCTCCATATCTAAGTATAATCTATTTTGATGTGTATTGTATCTGATTGGTGTTCTTCCAACCAAGATATTATCCATCATTGAGATGTGTTGTTGTACCATTTCATAGTTAAGAATGTTTGTAGATGTTAAATCATAGATATCATTCAATCGCATTTGATATCTTAGGTCAAACATATTCATATTATGTTTGTCATTGAAAGGAAATATATTCATGACTGCAAGAACAAATTCTGGTAGAACGACATAGTTTTGTTGTTCTTTAAATGTTGTGTTTGAATAATCGTGTGTTCCAGAAGGATTTGATACCATACTGGTATTAGTCTTCATTTGAGTTAGATTAGCAGATGTGAGTTGATGTTTCAGGTATGTTTTTATAGAACCATCGTAATGATACTCTTGAAAGTATTGCATTGCCTCATCGATTCTGTCATCCATCTGGTCGTCATCAACATTGATTTCAAGGACAGGTGCACCAAGTTTTCTTTTGATGTATTCTTTAAAGGTTGCTTTGCTATTTGGTGTTGCCATAGTAATATTCCATTTTAAGGTCTATTACTATTTATACAGATTCTAATCTTGGAAATAGGTTTTAGTTTGTAGTCTATCTATCTTCTCATCAATTCTTTCAATTTTTCTCATCAATCTTTCAAAGTCTATTTCTATTTCTTGTCTGGTCACATAGTCTCTAGCGACCTCTTCTCTGGTTTTATTAACTAAGATATCAAGTCGTTTTTGTTCATTTAGAACCGACCTGATAAGGAAACCCAATGGTGCCAATATTACCGTTATAAGGATATTCCAAATTACATGTGCATCGATTATTAATTCCATACAACTATTTATGGAATCTTACTTCTCCAGTCGATAACGAAGAAATATTTCCGTCTGTTGATATTTCAAAAAGTGATTCTGCTGGATTGTAACCCTTTGGTTCAAATGATTTGTGTTTTGTTCTATATGTTATTCCTGCATTAAAAGAAATACTAAATCTTTCTTTGTCTGTAAGATTTGGTTCTACCATATGTGTTAGTCCACTCAAAAAAACTAACAACATTCCTGTTCTAGGTGAGAAGGCCTCATTTTCATTTACCCTAACGGAATTAGGAAAATCACCCATAACTTTACTTGTATCTGACATAGCAATAAAAGAACCTTCATCACCGTCTGCTTGAACGTATAAAGCACCTGATAACCAACAACCATTGTGTTTGTGTGGTTTATTCCATGCACCCTTGTCGTTTATATTTGCCCACGAGTTGTGCAAATCTAAAATATGTCCTTTCGATTTACATAATCCCCAATATGGCCATATTTCATCATAGACCGCAGTTTGCACACCATTCCATAACTTTATAAATGCTGGGTGTTTATCGATACCATCATTTGATTGCCAACCTGTATCTGCATTTGAGACTCTTCGACCTATTGGGTCATTCTTTCTTATCTCATTTATTTCTCTTTGAAGTTGTTTAAAATAACTTTCATCCATACCATATTTCTCGTCAAGCAAATCAAACATAAAGAGTGGTTGTGGAAATAGGTGTTTAACTGGCATTGTTATCTCCAAATTCTAATTCTAATTGTATTTCTTCTTTAGTTTTACCATGCATTGGACACTCTGGTGGTATTTCTAATTCATTGTCTCTTTTCTTATATAGTTTGGTTTTTGGCACATGCATACCTACTTTTCTATAAGGACCTAATCCTTGTTCGTCTAGTAAATTTGCTTCATTAATAGCTGCTTGAACTGCCTTGTTTTTAGCTGTGTCTAACTTTTTGTCCATGTCTCTTGCTGTTTTCATTTTTTCTGATTCGAATTCCGAATATTGAACCTGTAGAGACACATCTTTAACATTATACTCTGATGTATGGTCTGATAAATTATCAATATAAGTTTTAGGGTCTTTTATATGAGCACTTGAAGACCATTCTTCTCTTCTGAATGGTATGACTTGAACTAGGGGAGTTCCTTTTGGTATAATAAAAGAGTGATTCACTTTAGGATAAAATATGATTTGTGCATTATCCATATTTTTGTTGAAATTATCGGTATCAATAATTCCAGGCCACACCGAAAAGAAATTGTTTTGATGTAGAAATGGGTCTAAGTAAAATGTTGAATAACCCTCAGGTGTTTTTATGTTCCAAGGATTTCTAAACTTAAATGCATCTTTTACTGGAAGTCCATCTCGTTTTTCAGGAACAAACGCATTCCCAAATTGTGTGTCTGGATGTGATGAAGAACCTATCTTAGGGTTATCGAATGACCACGCATGTGATGATTTTCCATCCTCATCATATTTATCTTTGCCTATTTGAATAAAAACGTCATCTTCTGCAACTAGATAATAGCCCATAGTTAACCAATCTTGCATCGCAGGACATGCTCTGATAGTTTGTTGTTTATCACCTCTAACTATCTCGTTAATCTTCAACTTCTTCCACCATTCAGGTTGAACCTTAGATGCAAGAACAGGTCTACTCTCTTTTAAAGTCCTGTCATTATATGCTGTAAATTCTATAGTTGGCATTATAAGTTTATTTTAAAATATGGTCCTGCAGAGAACCAGCTGGTTCTGTAGGTCTAACAAAGTCTTTATATAATAGATTTGAGTCTTTTACCAATTCGACCTCATCACCTCTAATCACCAAAGACTTTCTATCCATATATCTTGCACTTTCATTTGGTGCATCTGCACCATGAGGTATTCTTCCGTCAAACATAATAAGACGATTTGGTACAAATTCTGTTTCGGCTACCTGATGTTTCTCAATATGTTCTTTTCTACCATCTAACCCTTGATGTCCTTTATCAAGTAGTCTTAATGTTCCACCCCAATTTTTATTCCAAAATCGATTTGGGTAATACAAGAATGAGATATTCCAAGCATCGTCATCTTTACAATCAGTGTGTATGGTGCCTGGACAACCTTGTGTTTGTGAGTTTAAACCCGCGTATTGAAAACGAGTATACTTAAATCCAAATTCTGTTTCGAGTCTTTTTATTAGATATCTAACAAAAAATGTGTCTTCAGGTTTCATATCATGTTCTATTTCTAAGTTATCTCTAAAGAAAGATGCACCCCAAAAAGAATGATGTGGAAGACCTGTAGGACTCTGACTACTTACAGAATTGGTTTTAGACCACCATGAACTATTAGAAATAAATTTATCAAAGTAATGATGTAGTTCAGTAGATAACCAATTGTCTAATACATAGATGTCCTTTAAGGGCATATCCTGTATCTTAAATGGTTTATCAATGTGAACGACTTTCATTCTTTATGTGTTTCCTAATTCAGCATGACCTGTTGACATATTTGCAGTAGGTATTTGTCTCACATAATGGTCAAAAGGTTGTAGTAAATCTTCTTTCGTTGCAAAGATTTCGTCTATCATACTATAGAATATGGAGTGAGTGTTGTCAATATACTCTAAAACTCTTCTTGCATTTCCTCTTAAAGGATGATTTGAACCCTCTCTACCAGCAATGATGACTATTTGTAGATTACGAAAACCATATATTTCTGCAATTTCGTCATGTTGTCCATTGATGTAATCTCCAAGTTGATTTGCAAATTGACTTTGTAGATTCACTCCTTCTGGTGCTTCAGAATTTGAAATGTATTGTTCAATCATTTCCTTTTCTTCTGGAGTCAATTCAATGTGTTCTTGGTCATCAAAAGACTTAGAAAAATCCCAAGACATAACTTTTGATTCCATTTCATCATAGATTACAACATCAAATTCAAAACCTAGTGCAGGTTTATCAACATTTTGAAAGTCATATTCAAGACCATTTGGTTTTCTTATAAATAGATTTCTGTTCTCACAAAAAACTAACGCATTTTTAATATCATTCATAATTTATCCTCTATTTAAATTATTTAGGTTGNCCATTTCAAGTTTAATTTTCTCATAATGAGACAATCTTTTTATGTTAGATGTGTCCATGTTATCTATCCAAGGACCACCTCTTGTGTAGTGATAACCTGAACAACCCCATTTAGTTTCCGGATTATCATATCCTTCAGTAAAAATATAGTGTTCAGGTATCTTACTTAATTTATCTGTCCATTCAAATTGATGCAACTGAGCACCTGTCCATGTATTAACAACTTCTGGTGTTAGTTTCTTACAGTCTTCATGACCATTATTAAATATCATTAATGAAGACCACAACTTACATGGATAATCTATGTTTATTTCACCATCAAACTTAACAGAATCATGTTTGTATTGTGGATATTGAATACATGCAACAGCATCATCAGGATTTAGATAATAGAACATAGGTAATAAGTTTTCTTCAAAGATGATATCGTCATCAATGAACATACTGAATCCTTCATAATTCTCTAAGTATGGTATCAAAAATCTACTGTATGTAAACGCAGTAGATTGATTTTTATACTCCCTATTATACTCTGGTATCTTTGATATGTCAAGATATTTTATCTCAGGTATAAAATGGTTTTGAATTTGATTATGTGAAAAACTTTTCTTTATCGACCTTTCAATAGAAAATTTTGTAATCTCTTCTATTTTATTGTGTGTTGAATCATAACCAATGTATATGTTTAATGGTTTTCCTTTAGCAAGTTTATGAACTCTTTTATTAAATTCATATACTTTAGGTCTAAAGTCCCCCACATTTGCAAATTCACTTGAAATTTCAATGACACCACCTGTAATGATAAACGATAAGTTGTCTTGTGTTATGCCTCTTTTTGCAAGTAAATCTTTCCAGTAGTCCAACATTTCATCTACTGTTGCAGGTTCAACCTCAGGAATTTTATTATGTGGGTCAAAGAAATGACACATCATACTAGGGTCTTGCATCTCTTCAATAACACCTGAACGAACAGAACCTGGATGAACATAGAATTTATATTTCTCATCACCCCATGATGTATCTTTTAGAATAACTCCTTGAATTGGTGCCCATAGTCCTTCTTCGATTATACTTTGAGTTAACCAATGTCCTTTAGCAGCGTGATAGTAAGAACTATCCCACATTTCCTTCATGTTAATATTTTCAATATCAGTTTCATCTACATTCAAAGCTCCTGATATTATAGACCTTTTTCCTTCTAAATCTTCTTCTATCGAAGACATCTTTGTATTCATTCCTAACGGAAACATTTCTGGTGTTGGTGAACAAGTATAACCATGAGGTAAAAAGGTGTGATATGTTAAAGAATGGTGTTTAAGACCATGCATAGTCACCATCTCGTCATCTCTTCTATCTTGCATTACATCACCATATGTAAACAATTTTAGAGGTGGAACTTTACCCTCTTCGAAGATTTTTTTTAGGACTTGATAACAAGGATTTATATCTTTAATGCAACGATTAACATTAAGAGAACCTAGGTAATATTGTGGTGTATTGTGTCGAATAGAAAAAGCATTTTCTACATCTGTAAAATCCACAGGTACAATTTTGTTGACATCATCAACTGTTTCGATTTTTATAAATTCTGGATTTGCCATAAAATATCTGTATTAAGTTTGTTAATACAGATATTTAGGTGTTATTTTATGATGATACTGGAGTTGCTGGCCAAGTTTGATTCAAGTCACCATCCCAACGAGACACTGGTGTTCTACCTTGTGTCGCATAGGTGAAAGGTGTTCTGTTCTGATATGTGAAAGGAGTTTGTCCTTGTCTTGTATATGTACCAGGTTGTCTGTTCTGATAGGTGAACGGAGTCTGACCTTGCCTTGCATATGTGAAAGGTGACCTATTCTGATATGTAAATGGGGTTTGACCCTGTCTTGCATATGTACCAGGTTGTCTGTTCTGATAGGTGAACGGAGTCTGACCTTGCCTTGCATATGTACCAGGTTGTCTGTTCTGATAGGTGAACGGAGTCTGACCATTCGCAATGTATGGTTGTTGACCATTTACAGGGTTTCTGTATGTAAATGGTGTCCTGTTTTGATATGTAAATGGTTGCTGAGCACTTACAGGGTTTCTATAAGTGAAAGGTGACCTATTATTATATGTAAATGGTTGCTGAGCACTTACTGGATTTCTATACCCAGCAGGATACCTTGCATTGTAAGTAAATGGTTGTTGAGCATTACTAGGTGACTGAGCATTTGCTGGATACCTAGCATTATAAGTGAAAGGTGCCCTTGCATTACTAGGTGACTGAGCATTTGCTGGATACCTAGCATTATAAGTGAAAGGTGTTCTAGCATTATACGTAAAAGGTGTCCTTGCCTGATAGGTAAAAGGGCTCCTGGTGTTTCCTATTGCAGGTGCAAAGTAAAATCCGATGGCCATGTTATTTTTCTCCTCTCATGATTATACTCTCTCCACAGCAAAGCCGCCTGGTTGGAAACCACCACCACCATCACCGCTAAAGAAGAACGGATAAGGTGCCGGATACAAAAAGCTATAAGTTGATGGTTGTTGTGCATTAGCAATATATGGTTGCCTTGCATTAGCAATATATGGTTGTCTAGCATTCGCAATATAAGGCACACGATATGTGAATGGGTTTCTATAAGTGAATGGTTGTCTAGCATTCGCAATATAAGGTACACGATATGTAAATGGATTTCTGTAAGTAAATGGAGACCTAGCATTAGCAATATAAGGTACACGATAACTTACAGGGTTTCTGTAAGTGAATGGAGACCTAGCATTAGCAATATAGGGTTGTTGACCATTTACAGGGTTTCTGTAAGTAAATGGAGACCTAGCATTAGCAATATAGGGTTGTTGACCATTTACAGGGTTTCTGTATGTAAACGGAGACCTGTTTTGATATGTAAACGGTTGTCTCGCATTTGCAATATATGGAGTCTGACTGTTCGCAATATACGGATATGGTTGTTGAGCATTCGCAATATAAGGTGTTTGACTATTTGCTATATACGGATATGGTTGCTGAGCATTAGCAATGTATGGTTGTTGACCATTTGCTATATACGGATATGGTTGTTGAGCATTAGCAATATATGGAGTCTGACTATTTGCTATATAAGGGTAAGGTTGTTGAGCATTCGCAATATATGGTTGCTGTGCATTAGCAATATAAGGATAAGGTGCTTGAACAATTGCCTGACCTGATGCGTTGTTCCAACCTGTTGGAGTTTTTACATAAATCTGGTCGACATCTTTCCAAGTGCCAGCACCTGTTTTTACCCACGCACCTCTGGTGGAATTCCAGCCAGTTGGGGTCTTAACCTTTTGATTACCTGATACCATTTATTTTCACCTTACTCTATTAAGAGTAGTATACCCATAAATCACCAACTGCACCATCACCTGAGGAAGGTGTTGAAGTTGACTGATATATGTTTCTCACATATCCACCTGAATTACTAGCGTTAGTTGTAGTAATTGTTCCTAGTGTTGCATTTGAACCACTCTCGTATTTAGTGTTCAAAGCAGTCTGTAATCCGTCAACATTTGCAATGACATGATTATGTGAATCATCTGCGATTGTTGCTGTGATTGTAAGGTTTCCTGTTCCATCGAAAGAACCTGAACCTGAAACATCTCCACTTAAACCAATTGTTCTTGAAGTTTCAAGTGCAGTTGCTGTAGCAGCATTACCTGTTGTTGAACCTGAACTTCCAGTGACATTACCAGTGACATTACCAGTTAATGCACCTTCAAAGGTCGCTGCAACAAAAGTTTCTGAACCTACTGTCCATTTGTCGTTTGTTTCGTCCCAAAGAAGTGTCTTAGCAGCAGAACCACCACGAGTCACACTGATACCAGTGTCTTCTGTTGGTGAACCTGAAGTGAAATTACTGTTTAA